GGCGTATTGAACAAATCCGGCCCACTCAACGCGGCGATGAAGGACACGGTGACAAGCGCCACCAAGGTATTGATTGGTGAGGGCGCATCGTGGGGTGAGGTCAGCAAGGCAATTACCGCCTCATTGGGCGAGATTCGTAAAAGCGCCATTCCGCCTTGCCGTGCCAGCGCCTCGGTCGCGCCATACGCTAAAAACTGATAGCTGTATCGCAGAATCGCCCCGCTGTAATCGGGTCTGCCGCCGCGTGGGTTGAATGTCACCGCTGGCCCATCAGCCGGTTTGTAACCCGCCGGTGGGTGCAGTGACGCATACACGCGCCCAGCAAAAAACGCGCTAATGGCACTCTTTGCCGCCAACCACGCTCTCAACTCTGCGTCCACATTCCTCATAATGCCTTTAGCCGCGCCCTGATTGCATCCGGCAACGTTGCCGCCGCCGGGTATAAAAACGGCTTGGTTTTGACTTCGACAAAAATAGCGTAAATGGCGCTTGAGCCAAACATGGCGGTTGCATCGCCGAGCGGCGGGGCCGCAACCGAACGCCGACGCACCATGCGCTTTTGTTTTGGCGACCAAAGCCGCGTATCTACGCCCTGCGTTAATCCCGTGCTGCCCTGTTTGCTGACCGCATAAGTTGACCCGCGCAAAAAGCCGGTATCAACCGCCGCGCCTTCACTGGCAACCTTTGCCGCGTCAACCGCCGCGCCGTGCATGGCCTCTTTCACATTCTCACGAATCTGCTCGAGCAGCGCTTTGCCGTGCCAGCTAAAAACCATGCTCATTGCGTCACCAATTCGCGGCTAATCTCAGCCACAAACCCACCCGGCCCCCGTTGCGGCAGCCCAACCACCTCATACAACTCACTCACTGCCAGCGCCGTGCCGTGTCGATGTGTGATGCGCACCCGCGCCAATTGGTTGATATCTGCCGTCAATGGCAAGCGCAGTTGGCGCGTCATGCGCGGCACTTCGGTCTTGCCTAATGCCTCGCTTGGCCTGCCACCTTCGCCAATGGCGTTAGCGTGTTCAACCCCACATTTACTTGTGCCTGCGCTGGTGTAACTCACTGCGGGTTTGCCGTAGCTGTCAACCGTGCCAGCGCCATAGGTCAGCAGTTCACATGTGTCATTCATGCTCGCCAACTGATCGGCGCGTATCAGTGCCAACGTGGCAGGGTTTACGAAACCGGCCATGTTGCCACCTCCGCGTCGGCTTCCTGCTCGTGCAAATACCCAACATAGCCAGCGCCTAGCCCTGTGTCGGTCTCTCGCTGCGTCGCCATGTCGCGCCAACGTTTACCCACATCGCCGCGCTTGACTGTCAAGCCGTCGGCGGCGTGTTCTGTGGGCGAATGCGCCCACGCCGCGCCCACCGCCTTGCAAAGTGCAATAAAAACCTTATCCGCGTTATCCTCATATTTCGTCAACAGCGCGGCAATCGTTTCGTCAGGCACGTTGTCGCCGTTTGGCATAATGCCGCTCGGCGCGACGGTGGTATCTCCAAGATCAAAACGAATTTGGTCTCGGTCTGTAGCAAGGGTGGGCAAATAGGTAAATGCCATGCTTTACTTTTTGGCCTTGGGCTTTGCCTCGGTTGGCTCCGGTTGCGGGTGCGGCCCCGTTTCAAAGTATTCCGCGATGGTCTCAAGCGCAACCGCAACCGCTTCGCGCTCGTTTAACACCTCAATTTCTTTTTCCTTGTGACGCGCTTTATCAAGCAAGCCGCCAAGGGCAGCAAATTCAGGCATAGCGGCGATTCGTTTAATCGCCGCGTTTGCACGGGTGCGGGCTACGTCAGTTCGCGCCGCGTATACATCTAATCGCATAGTTTTAGACTGCTAATGGTGCGGTGTAACCAGTTGGCACCGAGTAAGTGCCGTTGCCAATTAATTGCACAGCCGCGCCGGTGCGGTCATACACACCAAATCCAGCGTAACGCAACAAGCGCGTAATGTTCAAATTGCCGTCGGGCGAGTGCAATTCAGGAAAAAACCCTTGCAACGCCGGTGCGTCATATTCGCGCATTTTTAGCACTGGCTCAGTGTTGCCAAGCGAAGCCGCCACCATGTAGCTATCGGGCAAGCGTTTCCACTCAACCACCCACATGCGGGCGCTCTTGAGGTAGCCTAGCACCTCATCACCGAATCGGCGAACCTGCGCACCCTCGTTGTTCAGCACTTCGCCGGTCAGCGTGGTAATGTTCTCATCAGGCTTGTCTTTGAATTCAGTGAGGGCGGTGATTGAGTCAACCAAATTGCTCGGCACATAAGCCACGAATGGGCCACGATTGCCGGGGTGCTCGCTCAGTTCCTTGCGAAGTGGGCTGAATGGGTTGTGGGAATCATCAATAGCGTCAGCGGTTGCGCGATAGTGATTGTCAGTATTCACCGTGCCACCGGCAAAAGCGAATTTGTCAGTGTCGCCACTCGCCAAACCCTTTACGCTGATGTCGCCGATAGTGCTGTCGCGGTCGGTGTAAGTCCACGCGGTGTTGCTAAACAACGCCGCCAACATGTGCCGCATGACCCAATCGGCATCTTTGAGTTGAGCGCCAAGCACGTCATCATTGGCTTGCTGAATCGTCATCAACTGACGGCTCACGCGGTCGGCCCCGAACGCAGTGCCGCCGCCTTGGATCGGGAATCCAAGCTCGTAATAGCTCCCACCGGCGACGGGTCGCGGGTTGCCAAATTCGTCAATAGGTTGCAATGTGCCGCTGGTGGGCAGATTAAACCGCGCCTTTGCGGCAGTTGTGCGAGAGGCCAAAACGCTCGTTACCTCGTTGAGTTGGCGAGTGTGTTCGGCTACAGTGGCGGTGATCGCGCTGCGCACCAACTCGACATTCTGAGTGCCTGAGCCAATCCGTTGCGCAAAAATTTCTTGGAGGTTGTGAAACCCGTATGCTGTGTTATTTGCCATGATTTTTACAGGTCAACCCGTAACAATTTATCGGGGGTTGTGTTGCTGTAGCCAGCAACCACCGTCCCAATAACCTTGCTTACTGTGCCAGCGGCGGTGTCTAAACGCCCGTCGGTGTCGCTCAAATAAACCTCTACGCCGTAATCAAGTGCGGCCAGTGCTTCGCCAACGTCCAATAAGCCCTTACGAATAACCGTGGGGGCCTTGGGCTGGCGGCTGGTGCTTGTTACGGCAATGCCCACGCAACGCGCCAACGCGCTCGTGGTCGCCTTTGCTTTGTCAATGAGGCCCGTTGATAGGTTGTATTTCACGGCGACACCGGCATCAATCGCTGCCCCGGCCCCGCCTGTGAATTGCTCAACAACCTCAACGACCTTGACATCACTTGCTGTAATCGTTAATAGTGACATTTTTCCTCGCAGCTAATTAGGTGTAACTGCGCACCCGTGTGGCTTCAATTTGTTGCCGCCGTTTTATCTCCGCCTCGCTCACATCTTTACCGCTTGCTGGCGGTGGCGTGGCCGGTATTGTTTGCGTGGGCCGTTTGCCCAACGCATCGGCATTTTTTGCCAACCATTCAATTTGCTTAACAGGCGGTAGCGCGTCGAGCAAGCTCGTAATATGCGCGGGCAAATCCTTTTTTGCAGCATCAGCCTGCAATTTGATTGCTGACTCATACTCAGCCAATCGCGCCTTGGCGCTTTCGAGTTCGCCCAATTTGCTGTTTGCCTCGGCAATCTCGGTCGCTCGCGTCTCTGCCAATTTCTGCCACTCGCCATTTTTTGCGGCGGCTTCGTCAGCGGCTTTTTTTGCGGCCTCGGCTTGGGCTTTCTCGCTCGTGGCCTTTTCACGCGCCAACCGATCTTTAATAATCGTGTCCAACTCAGCCTGAGTAAATGTCTTTTCCGGCTTTATGTCGCTGCCGTTCGCGTTGGCTGTTGCTGGTGCAGTTGCAATTGTTGGCGGTGTTACCGCTGTTATGGTTGTGGCATTTTGTGCCGTGTTTGTCTCTGTCATCGTCCCCCGCGTTTTGCCCTGCGCGTCAGGTAATAAAAAACGCCCGCTTTGGTGCTGATTTCTCAACATCAAAGCGGGCGCTCATCTCCACCAAAACACACGGCTATGCCGTGCCTCAGCTATTTAATTAGATTAAATTATATCACTGTATGCAAGATTGTATGCAGCTATTTGCCGACTCTCGGCTTACTCCATACCAATTCGCGCCCACAGCACCGGCAGCCTAGCGTCACTGTTCGCCGCATCACCACCGCCCCGACGATCAATGATTCGCCGTCACTCTCGCCAAGCGGTTGCCCACACGCTTTGCACGTAAACACGGTATAAACACGCACCGGCAACGCCTGCATGGTTATCTGAACTCTTTCTTGCAATGGCAATGTGTTTTGCATAATGAATCTCCAATCGCACGAAGCGACCCAATTGGCTGCCAGCCCTTTGCCGCCTCAACGACACAATCAGAACAATGATCGGCCACACCCAATAGTCGTCTCTCCTCGGTGTTGCCAGCGGCCTTGGCAATGTCGCTGCGCACATCCTCAAACGTGCCGCGACCGGCCTCGGCATACATTCCGGCCCGCGCTGGCGTGTTTTTGCCGGTCTGCGCCTGTTTTGCAAATCGCTCAAAGAATTTAAACTCGCGGCTAATTGCATCGCCGATCTTTTGCAAAATCGACGCGCCCACATTTGGCGCATTTGGTTTGCCGTTCACCGCGTCACGCAGCACGTTGAACCCACCCACCGCCAACGCCGCGCCGACGATATGCACGATGCGAATCTGGGCTTTGGTAATGAGCGCCCACGCCGCGAACGTGATCGCACCCGCGAGCAAATCCTCGGCATTGCGCGAAAATTCGCCCCGTGCCACCAACAAGACTTTATCAAGTTCATCGCGGGTCTCAGTGTAAGCCGTGCCGCTGCTATAAATATCATCGCTCTCGGCTCCTAGCCACATTTCATCAGCCCGCTGCCGCCACCATGCGACCGCCAACTCAATATCTGCCGGTTGCACCAAATACGCCATTAACGCACCCCTACGATCTGATCAGTCAGCAACACCCGTGCGCTTTGCTCAAGTTCGGCTTCGCGCATTGCGCTCAACTTGGTGATCATCTCATCGTTAAAGCCCAACTCGCGCCACCGTTGAATGTATGGCAACTGTCCAGCCGTGGCTCTCGCCGCCACAAGTTGCGCAATGTCGAGCGCGTCATTGGGCAAAATCGCACGCTCTTTAAATGAGTGCTCAAAATCGCCATTCTCGAACGTGCCAATGCCTTTAAAAATATTGGCCTTGGCCCCAATGGTCAGCGCCATCATGTGCGCACGAATCAGCACGGCCTCAAAATTGCCACGCGCCTCACGCGCTCGGCTGATGGCCGGGGCAAGTCGGCGCTCAACCTCGGCCCCACTCGTTGCGCTTTCAATCACACGCCAATACCGCATTTCGGGCAGATCGCGCTCAAGCGCTTGCTCGGTCGCCTCTACCACCGCCAACACATCGGCGTAGGGCAGAGGAGGAACCACGCTTTTTAGATCACTTGCGCCCGGCAATCGAATCATCAAATCGCGCTCGGCATCGGCAATGTTAAGATCGCTTTTACCGTCGGGTGATTTTAGTGATACCGCTGGCAATGGCCGACCATCTCTGTCAGTCGAGTTCGCCAAAATTGCCCACACCGACTTGCTGCCAAACAACATGCGCCCCAACCGCCATGCGTAACGGTTGAGCATGTCGATCTTGTCAAGTGCGTGAACGTAGGCGTTAGCGCCGTAAGTGCCGCCGGTTGAAAGGAAGCGCCCGTGCACAATCGGCACAAAGTCAATCCCCAAATCGGCAGTGGCGACCCGCTCCGTAGGCGTTCCAAGCTGGGCTTCGCTCGCATCGCCCAGCGCATGAACCCACATGCGCATTTCTTCCCGCGCCCAAATTTCTGTCCGCGTCAGCGTTCCTGTGCCGTTGGCAATCGGGGTATCAATTCGCGCATAGGTCAGGTTGCCGCGCTCATCCTGCTCAATCGCCGTGATTGTGTCGGGGCGAATAATCTGCAAATACGGGCTGCCGTCAGTGCGCTGGGCCACTTTGATAAACACATTGCCGTAAGCCGCGAATTGGCGAACAGCAACCTGTTTGTTTTCAGCCCAATTCGACCAACCCCAAATCTGGCGAATTGCTGCCGCGACCGTATCGCGTGTCGCCACGACTGGCAAAGCCGCCTCTAGTGGCCCCGGGCAAACTGTCGCCGCGTAAAACTCAACAACAGCGTGCGCCGGATTTCGTAACGACAAAACCCGCTCGCCGCCTGTGTCGAAATTCCTCAGCGCAACCGTTGTCGCGTCATACAGCGCGTTATTCTCGTAATACGCCCACAACAGCCGAAAATATGCGGCTATGTTGGTCTCTTGCAACAACGTTGGGCTGTCGCGCTTGCTGCTCGTCGCCCCCGCCACGCGGCTATATCCTAGCCAGCCCATCACCCGATCAATAAAATTCATGTTTCACTCCTTGCCCTAAGCCCTTCCGAAAGCAAATTCTCGGTATAGATTACCAACTGGCTAAAACTATCCACCTGATCTTTAAACGCGCTGCCCGGGAACGAGAAAAGCTCATTCTCAAACTCCAACAACCAAGGCGCGTGCTCGCTTGGATGCGGCAACAATACCGAGCCATTTTTGCACCACACCGAAGCCTGATTGCCGCGCTGCTCTTTGTCGCCACGCGGGTTAAACGGTATGATCATTTCGCGCAACCAGCCCACCGCGCTTGATTGCAGTGTCTGAATGGCACTAATGCCGCTGGCCTTATCCTCGATAATGATGCCGTTCAATTTCCTATCGCGGTAATCGCGTTCGGCAAACCGCGTCACCTCGTTAATCAGCCCCGCAAATGGCACGCGCCCCCGCCATACCTCACGAGTGATCAGCCGGTAGTCACTCGTCAGTTCGCCCACCGTCAGCGCGGTATAGGCGTTGTCGGTATCGTCTTTGAGCGCCGTGTCCCAACTGTGCCACCGCGCCACGCACAGATTAACCAGTGATCTATCACCCGCGTCGTAGCGCGAGTCATCAAAATACTCGCGTTTGAAAATCGCACCACCAGCCGCAACGGGGTTGCTCTGATATGTGGTTTCCCACACATCAAAAGGCGTTTCGTTTTTTAATTTCAGCACTACCTGCAATGGCTTATGTTCGGGCCAAATTACCGCGCCGTCATGCAGCCTGTATCGTGTTGTGATTGGCATTATTTCACCTCAGCCGTGCCGACCCGCTCGCCCAGCATCTCGTGCTGCCAATCGTCAGGGTATGTAATGTCGGCAAAATAACCGCCTGCGCTCTCGCTCATGGTCGCCATGCGCACCACCACGAAGCCTTTGCTGTCTCTCAGCATCTGGCTATAAAAATCCTCTGGGTGCCAGCCGTTGCCGATCATGATCACGCGCCCTGTTTTGCTTTTTGCGCGGCTGATCAACGATGAGTGTATCCACTGCTCGCCCAATTTGCGCTGGGCTTGGGTGCGTGTGCTGTCCATATCTAGCAGGTCATCGGCGATGACCAAATCGGCCCGGCTACCAATCACACTGCCGCCGCGCCCCACCGAGAATACCGTCGGGTGTAGCCGACCGGCTCGCGGTCTGCCGTTGGGCGCTAGGCTCCACTCCTCGGTCGTGTATTTAAAGCCGGTCGCCGCCGTCAACAGGGTTGCGCCGGTGAATGTGGCCTGCCACGCGGCGCTTTCACACATCGCCCTTAGCGACAATGACCGCTTCTCAGCCACCGCCCCCGCAACCGACGAAATGATGACGCTGTTTTCGGGGTAAAACCCAATGTAACACCCGACAAACGCCAACACCCAAGTTGTCTTAGCGGTCTCAGGCGGGGCGATGATCAGCAGTTTTTTAATACGTTCGTCGCAAAACAGTTGCAGCCAAAACGCATGATGCGCCGCCGCAATAATCGGCGCTCCAAAATCATCGACCATGTGAATACCGGCAAATTTGCGCACAATGTCAGGCGTGAGGCGGTTCTCAGCCTTCGCCAGCCGAATCTCGGCTCGTGCCACTGCAATCATTTGCCGTATCCGTTCGATCATTTCCATAAGTCCGCTAGCTTGCTGCCATATCGCTTGAGGTCGTCGGCGCTTTTCTCAACCAACTCAGTTGCGGCAGTCGTTAATAATTGGTGTTGGAACGCCCCATTAATGCCATTGCCCTCAATTTTCTCGGTAAACAGTTTGTGGTGCTTGCCCAAATGCACCAATGCGGCCTGCGCGTCATGAAGCTCAAATTTAATCGTTGTCTCAGGCATTTGATCTTCGCCAACCAGCCGCGTTGTTGTTTCAACTTTTTTAATGAGCCTCATCTTTTTTTGCCGCTTGGCCTTTTTGAGGTTTACCGCCCAATTGCCGTTTTTATCTACGTCGAAAAAGTCGCCCATATCGCCCCGCGCATGTTCGGCCAGCCGCAAAAGCACCTCATCGGCGCTCATTGCAATTTGGGCAATTCTGGCCTCTACCGCCTCAGCGATGTGAGGTTTTGTCAGGTTTTCATACCCAATCTCACGGGCGCTTTTTACGCTATATCCAGCTTTTCGGGCGGCCTCTGACGCATTCCAACAGACAAGATAATGCTCAACAAACAGGCGCTCTCTGTTTGTTGGTCGTTTTTTCTTCGCCGCATCATCTGCACTCATTCTTAATTTTCTTTCGTAAATTTTGCAAATAGCCTAATCGCCGCGCCCAAAACCCCGCGATTATGCCGACTAGCGCTTAATTTTATTTTGCCTCACAAGCATTAGCGCTAACGCGCTTAATTTCGCCTTGCACCTCAAATAGTTTTAGCAAAAACGTCACGCCTTCGGCGACCGTCTGCACTACTAGCCCCGCGTCTGCCATCTGGTTACGCAGTGCCAATAGATGAGCGTCGCCCCACTCGCTATCTGCATCTTGAGTGATGGCAATTATTTTGTCGGCCTCCACTCTGTCAGATTCCTTTTCGGGTTCGGGCAAATCTGCGTATGGTGTGTGCATTTGCCGATTCCAGCGAGTTACCGCCCATGCCGGTATTGTCGCCGTGCCATCCGCGTTAAATGTTGTTTTTTCTGCTAGATATTTCATCCATCCCGACCATGAATCGTGTGCGTATTCCGCGAGTGCTTCGCGCATTTCGTTATCTATAGTCATATTGTTTTTACTCTATCCTCCCATCATCACCCAGCGCCCGATAAGCCTCATAGCCTAGCGCCTCAATAACCAAGCCGCCAAACCCAGCCGACTCGTAACTGTCAGCCAGCGCCGGATTAGCCGCAATTTCTGCTACACGATCACGCTTCCAATCGCGCCAAAGTTCAGCATCATTTAACTGCTCAAATGTCGGTTGCGACATAATTAATTCATCGCCGCCCGTTATTGGCTCATTACCGCCGTGTTTTATTTAATACCTCATTCATTAATAATTTTGGGCTTCATATTTACCTGCGCTCAAACCGTGCATTTAAAACATTCTCGACAAATTTCGCTACGGCCTGATCAGCGTTTTCGCATTTCACGGTCAACGAATGAATAGCATCATCGCCACAATCCCAACCGTTTTCACCTTTGCCCGGTATTGCCACTGGCACAACTGGCTCGATGTCCGCACGGTTGAAACGCCGTTTAAAAGGCCATCG